GCAGCGGCACTTCGCGCAGCATTAGAGGCCATCACAAACAAGCCAGCGCAACAACAGGCTCAATATGAAGAATCATCTACAGAGAATGAGGATTCGCGCATTGAACGCCGCGTTAATGAAATCATCGCAGAGCGAGAAAAGCAATATGCCCAGCAGCAAGTACAAAAAGAGCAGGCCGAATATCCTGAGAAGCTGCGCACGGTATACAGCGATTTCAATAAAGTGTGCAGCTCTGAAAACCTTGACTATCTCGAATATCATTATCCTGAGCTTGCTGTACCATTTAAACACATGCCTGATGGATTCGAGAAATGGGCCTCCATCTATAAGACCGTAAAGAAGTTTGTGCCTAACACCGATTCTAAAGCCGAAGCTAATAAAGCGGACAAGAACATGCAAAAGCCAGGCTCCCTCTCGAGCATGAGCAATGCCCAAGGACCCAACGCCATGCCTGGCGCAAGGCTTGACGAACAGCGCAAAGCAGACAACTGGGCTAGGATGCAGAAGCTAATTCGCAGCACTTCAAATTAATTCTGCAATTGACTAATTTTGTGAAATGTGATTAAACTAGCATAACACAAAAAGGAGTTCAACCTATGAGTATGCGCAGTTTTTTAGTTATTTTATGCGTCATTGGATAGGTATTTGCCATTGTAAGCTATGACCAAGCACAAAGAGCATCCCAAAGTCAGGAAAGAATGATGAAATGGAATATGGAGCTTTGTGCAAAGCTTGAAGCTATTAAATATGAGCATACATTCATTATGTCAGAACATTTAGGAATACCTATTCGAAAAGGTGAAAGCATTCATCATAAAAATGGAATTCGTGATGATAATAGGCTTGAAAATCTTGAACTTTGGCATGTTGGCCAGCCTGCTGGGCAAAGAGTCGAAGATAAATTGAAATGGGCGTTGGACTTTATAGAGGAATATAAAGATTTCAAAAAAACTTAGACAATAATTAATCTCTTCTATATGTTGAATTTAGCTGAACTTCGTGCCTCGCTAGCACCGACAGATTAACGACTCGTCATCGTATGCAGAATAAATGGCTCGCACCCATTGGTTTTTTATACGACTGACAAGGAGTTAAAACATGTCATTCCCAAGCGGTATTACAAATATCAACAACTTTGCTCCGGAATTGCCAGTACAGGCAGCTGAAGACTTACTTTCAACGCCCATAAAAATTATTTGAATGTGGGCTTTAAACCCTCTCTGATTGACTTGGAAGCCCGATGGGGTGACAGGGCGGAAGGCGAAAGCCACCGTGAACGACTAAGTGAGAGGGCGCCTAGAAATAGGTGATGCGATAGTCTGAACACGACGGATAACAATAAGGTCGTGAGGGAGATCCGAAGAGATTTCCCCGCCTAGGAAACTAGGTCACAAAAGTAACAGAAAGTGGTTCAACTTGATCCATAGTTTCGGCGTTGATCTTCATCACGCTGAGGCGTATATCGGGAAAACGACTAGAATGTCAAGATTTGAACGTTTGAGCACCGACGGAGGCCAACTCGACGGCTCCGGCATTGATCCGGCCAGCGAAGTGCCACAGCGTACTGACATCGATGCCACGATGGAGATTTACGCCAAATCTATCGTCACGAACGAACAAGTTGTCCTCTATGAAAATAGCAAGACATTAACGAAATTCACGGCCCTTCTTGGCCAATGGCTAAGAGAGAAGGAAGATTTGTTAATGCGCGATCTGTTCGCCTCTTCTGTGTCATACATCAATTGCACAGGTGGTACAAATGGCGATCAGCCAAGCAATATTTCTTTAAACGACGTCAACAACATTGAGAGTATCTTGCTTGGCAATGATGCCCGTACAATGCTAGTTAGCATCGATGCTATGAATAAGTTTAGCACAGGTCCAACCCGTGATTCGTTCATTGCGCTTTGCAATACAAACTTGACGCAAGATTTGCAACGTGTGACAGGCGTATTGCTGAAAAATGTTTATCCAGCTCAAGAAGGCTTAAGACCTGAAGAGTATTGCGCTATAAGCCGATTCCGCTTCTTTGTGTCCTCTAAGGGCATCAAGACTCCTGGCATATCTACACTAGGGCGCACTGTTTATTCAATCCCTATGTATGGCCTAGAGGCTGCTGCGAAGATCGAGCAGAATAACTACACCGCCGTCATCGGCTATCGTCCGCCTTGGGTGGTTTCGTCTGTAGCGCAGAATAGCCAGCTATACGCTAAGTTTGCTATCGCCAGAGCGATTACAAACCAGAACTGGGTTTCTGGCCTAAATTGCACAACATTCATAGCAAGCTAAAGGAGCATTAACATGGCTTTTACTATTTTAACAGGTGGAACTTTTCTATCTACTGGGGCGGGCGTAAAAATCAACCTGCCAAGTTCCGCGGATTACTTCCGCACATGGAATATTACTCAGCTGCCTTTAGCGCCTGCAACAGGCGTTGTGATTGGCGCTGAATGGTTCGGCCAAAAGTTTGGTCTTGGTGCATCGGCTGCAAATGACGGTATCCGCTGGAAAAAGCTGGATTCTGTAAATACGACTAAAGTCGATACTTTTGGCACTGCAACGGCGTCGAATGGATTTACTTATGTAACATCCAACCCAGTAGTTGAGGCGCAAGCGGCTAACGCTATTACAGCGATCACAGCGGCAAGCCCTGGTGTTGTTTCTCAGACAAACTCGTATTCAGATGGAGACATTATCCAATTCTATGGCACAACTGGAATGCTGCAAATTTCTGGAATGAATTTTCAAATTTCCAGCTCTTCAGGATCAGCTTATACATTGATTGGTTTGAGAGCCGCTGGTTTCGCAGCAGCAGCAACGGCAGGATACACAAGACGTATTTCCAAATACGCCGCTGTTGATCCTCAGTTTCTGTATGTCACAGAGATTACAAAGGCAACACAGGCCGTTGTAAGGTGTTCTGTTGACCCAACAGCTTACTATGTTGTAGGAATGAAGGTTCATTTCAGCGTACCAGCCTCTTTTGGCATGTATCAAATGGATCAGTTAACAGGGACTATTACGGCTCTTTCAGCAGCAAACTACACCATGACCGTTGATATTGATTCATCGGCATTCTCAACGTTTGCGTTTCCGACTTCTGCATTAGCTGCGACATCAAAAATGTTTGCAACTGTTGCACCAGCAGGAGCTAAGACAAGTTTCGATCCTTTGACAAATACGCAATATGGGTATGACTTTCAGTTCCAGCCCTTTAAAAGCGGTCAATTTGTTCCGTACTTGTATCTATCAGGTGGTGCGCAATCACCAGCGGGAGCAGCCTCGGATCAAATTAACTGGATGGCTTACAAGCTAGAAAACTAACCTTGGTAAGGCGTGATCCCTTCGGTGTAAAAAGCCGTAGGGATCATTTTTATAGGATAAGATGACGACGATACAAAGCAATGCAAATACCTATCTGCCAGGCGTGGTAGTTATCCCCAGCAGTTTGACTCTGGTAGCGCTAACAAATGCCTATCCAGCAGTTGCGACCGTATCAGTTAACACCGTAAATGAGTCTAATACCTATATCGCTGGTCAATGCGTAAAGCTTAATGTGCCAATACAATACGGCATGTTCCAAGCCAACGGGCTGACACCAACAATAACAGCCGTTAACGGCAATGATCTGACTTTAGACTTAAACACAATTGGATTTGATGCCTTCACAGTGCCATCAGGAGCCAACTATCAGGTTGCAACAATTGCACCGAATGGCTCAAGGAATTTGACGCTTAATAATGACACGGCTCAAGTGCCGTTCCAAAGCCTTAATAACCAAGGAAATTAGTATGCAACTAGTACAAGTGACCGCCGGAGGCGAGCAGCACGGCCTTATCAACACTCTGACAAATGCTGTGCCATTCGACGACTTTAAGAATATGTCTCCAGCGACTAAAGCGAAGCTTGAAAAAGAGAAGAAAGAAGACGGTCGCATGGTAAAGGCCGAGTATATCAACCGCTCAGGTTCACATGAGCGCCTCACAAAGCCTTATTGCCGTTACGCTGGCGAGCCAATCCAAATTTGGCATTTTATACCGGGGAGGACTTATGACGTTCCCTATGGCCTTATTAAAGAGGTTAATCAGGTGCGTATGCCAAAGCGCAGCGGACTTATGGAAGTGGACGGGGAGAAGGTGACATCAAGCGGTGCGCCACTGGATAAAGACCAAGAAGGCAGCTGGATTCACAAATTCGTGTCCTCCACATTTTAATATTGCTTTATGCCTCCGACTTCCTCAAGATATGGAGAGGAGCACAGAATAATAAAATAGGTTTATATGTCAGCAGTTAATTCTGGAGACTCCACTGTAGCATTTATAAGAAAAAAAGTTAGAAGGCTCACAGCATCATCTAGTCAGTCTATTTTGTCTACTGCTTCTCTTGATGAGTATTTAAATAATGCGCTTCTGAATGACTTCCCGTATGCAATTAAGATGGATCAGATGCGATCGGTGTACACCTTCTTTACGGAGCCTTACCGCGATCGCTATCCTTTGGATGTAAATTTCAATCAAGGAATTCGCGCGCCCTTGTATGTCGAGGGAATTTTAGGCAGCTTTTTCAAAGACAGGCAGCAGTTTTTCAACCTGTTTCCACGATGGCCTACACAGTTTCAGCAAGGTGGTACTTCGACGACAGGCAATATAACAAATGTTGTGCTTGTACTAGCAACCCCTGTCCGCATAATCAGCGTAGGACATGGCCTAATAAATGGCGACGTGGTTGATATTGCTGGTGTTGGTGGTACTGTGGAATTGAATGGTAATAGCTATACAATCACCGTCATAAATACCAGCGCTTTTGACTTGCAAGGGACAGTTTCCAGCAACTTCTCTGCTTTTACATCTGTGGGCACATGGACATCTAACAGCAGGACATACAGCTTTACATTGCCGGGGCCATTCTTAAGCAATGAAGTCGTGATTGGAGGCGTTGATAGCAGTGGAAACGCTATATCTATCAAAGACGACGGTAATGGCAACCTGCAATACATGACGACTAACGCGGTTATTTCTGTTCCAGCCGCTCCAAATGTTCCCACAGTTCC